CCCGAAACATATCGAAGCTGTAAAGAAAGAGCATTTTCTGAAGTCGATAGAATACTCGTCAAAGGCAAATCAGAAAAGGTCACAATTTATAGCCCCATCGTTAATTGAACCAATCTCAACTAAGCAGTGGATTGCATTTACTACACTACAGCTTGCAGACATTTATACAACATATCGTGGACTTAAATATGATTGTGTTTATGAAATGAATCCAATTACTGGAGAAAGTCCATCAGTGCCAAAGATGTTCTTTGTTAAAACAGCTGTTCTCTGGCCAGCCATTCAATCCGATATAGAAAGACAAACTCTCGAATCACAGGACATTAATACTATTAATTTTTTGATGGCAATGGTTGTAGGCAATAACTACAATGTATGGCGTGGAGCAGAAAAAAACTGTAGTAAAAAATAAATGAATTATTTTCATCTAGCGTGTTTACTTTTGCTATAGTTATGGTATAATATACACATCAGGAAACGAGGAAGGACTGTAGTTGGTTGGTTGTTGTGAAGTCCTACGAAATTACTGGTAATAACTGTATTAAAATCAATTAAGACGTGATATATGGTATTGAGGTTATTACATAAAGTAAACAATGAAGTATTAGAAATTGGAAGGAGTGCCTTGGGATAATACGGAAAACGAGTGACCTTATGGTGCCGAGTTATGCACCTAGATAAAATTGGGGTAAGGCCTCACTAGAAGGACACACTGTAAGAAACCGGGGTAAAATCCGAGAATTGAAATACCACCTAAACCCACTATTATATTATGAGTAAGAAAAGCAGACAAAGACATAAAGAAACCGCAATGGTTGTATTCAGTGGATTATTAATCAATTATCCCGCACAACTATTACTCTTATGGTTATTCATATCCGTCATGGAAATAACAGACCCAGTTACATTAAGTGTATTAATATCAGCAAATCTAACGGTTATAGCGTACATTCGCGTGTATATTGTAAGGAGTTATTATGACAAATAAAAGTTTTGTTACAGGTATGTTACATTTGTGTTACTTTTGTGTTACTTTTAACATAGCGTGTTTACAAATGGCCCAAAATAGAGTATAATATACACATCATTTAAATAATAAGGAGTAAAAATGAAAAAATTAATTAATCTAATCGATCAAATCGATAACATGCATGACATGAACAATGTTATTGCTTCTCTTAAAATAAAAAGAGCTTTCTTAAGGAACGAATTGGCTAGAGCAGCTAGAGCTAAATTCTCTATCGGCGATAAAGTCACAATCGCTTCTAAAGGCAGAACTTTGGAAGGTGTTATCCACCACATTCAAATCAAAAATGCTACTGTAAGGATCGATGGCGACCTTTACAAATGCCCATTAACAATATTGGAGGCAGTGTAATGAGTAATTTAATAAACGATGGAATCAGAGAGGGTATCCTAGCTGATGTTGAGTCAATGAATACAAGTAATATTCTAAGAGAATTAGTGGGTGGAATGAAACCTGGTATTTCAGAATCTTGGGACCAAAGAGTTGCGATGGCAGACAGAGATGTTGTTATCGATCGTCTTGTAGAAAAAAGATTCGAGGAGGCTTGCAGATAATGAGTAAAAAATTACGATACATTGAAACAAAGGTAGTTACTTGGCTGGACTACATGACAAAATCAGACAAACAAATAGATAAGAAAATAAAACAATCAAAAAAGCTTAAGGAGGCTAACAAATAATGGAAAGATATCTAATTACAACTGAGGCCTATATCTATGCAGAAGATGCCAAAAAGGCAAAATCTCTTGCTGGATATATTCAAGGCAAACAAAGAAAAATGTACGATAATCAATGTACAATAATTAATTTACAGTCAACACCATTCGGTGGTGGCTTTGATGATACAAATTTAATTGAAGGGGAAATACTATGATAATGCAATTTGAGCATATAGCAACACGAGTACCTTTAAATATCAGACTGTCATTCAGACAAAACCTGTTATTTAAACTGGGCTTTAAAAACAAAGTTATTGATGAGGTTATGGATTTCATTGGTGAATATGATTATTTTTACGAAGGAGTAAAGTAATGAAGCTAGAAGAATTAAAAGCTATCCTGAAAGAGGAAAAAGAAAAAATGGAATTTCAACAAACTGTAAAAAAGATTTACAGTAAACCTAGAGTTAATTATAATAAGTTAACAAAACAGGTTAAAAAAGCTGAACACCTTAAAAGTGGTTCACTTGATTTAAACAGACCTGAAAACATGTATTATTCAGATAAAGATACTGCAAGATTTTTAGAAGGCACATCTTACATGGATGCATATAATGCCAATAAAATGGCAGATGGAGATTATTAATGAGAGTATTAGTAGAAAATTATGGCGGTGTTAGAATCTTTTCTGACAGACCGTATGGTTATAAAAGATATTACGTTCAGTGGATAGATGGAACAGAGGAAATGTTTTCTGGTCTATGGTATAATGAAAAAACTATTAGAGAAATCGTGGAGGCGAAATTAGAAAATGACACAATATGATGAAAGAGTCGAACAGCAAAGACTTAAAATAAAAGCTGAGGATTGGGCAAAAGGTGTTAAATCATTACATGCGCATTCCTTAAGTTCAATGTGGTACGATACTAGACCACAAGACACCGAAGATGGTAAAACAGTTATGGACAAGGAATATAATAATGGCCTTGTTGAAAGAACTTTATCTAACGGCGAAACTTTCTTATTCACAGAATATGAATTAAAAGGCACAGACCTAATAAGCGCGTATACACAAAATAATTAAAAAAAAGTGTTTACATTGAGACCTAGATGTGGTATAATGGTACCATTAACTGATAAGGATATATTATGAAAAAAACTAAAAGAAGTCCAGTGAGTACTTTAACTCACACAACAAGAGAAGTTGCAATTGATTTCCTCAGATGGAGAAAAGAGCAACAAGAAAAATCTATGATTGGTCATAACGGAGGTCCGAAATAATGGCTGTAACTGAATTTATGGATATGGAACCGCAATTCGATAAGCTTGTCGGATTGCTTGAGAACCTAGATAGTAAACTAAATGATATTCAATCTCAGATTGATACATTAGAGAGTAGAGTTTCTAGTATCGACAGTATGGAAAGCGATATTAATTCTATACAAAATACTGTAGATAATATTGAATCAAGGATTGATTAATGGCTGTAACTGGATTTTATATGGGTTCATTAAGGTATTCGCCTTGTGGCAGAAAAAGAAAAAACCACGCGGCGAATCCTGTTAAAAAGAAACCAATTGAATTTAAATCAACAAAACCTAGCCAATCTCAATTAAAGAAAATAAGAGCTAGGCAACAAATTCAATATAACTCCTTAATGGAAGAATATATGAAAACTGGTAAGTATCCATCATGCGATACTTCTAAAAAAGAAACAATGAAATACACTGGTACTCTGGTAAAAGGTATTGCAACAATGCATAAATCAAATGCTGTCCCAGTTATTTCACAACAAGAAGCTGAAGATATCAGCAAAATGAGAAGGAATTAAATAACAAGGCATGAGGAAAATATTTAGTAAACTACTTGATATAATAGAAACATTTATTATATGGTTCTTTAAATTATCAATGGTGCTAATTATTGCAAGTGTTGTATTAATAATAGTAGGAACATATTATGTTTGATTTAATAATTAATTTAATAATTGTATTTTTGGCGGGAATGTTTGCATATATGTCAATGC